GCCGAAGCTCGGAGTTGCGATCAGCTTGCCGTCCGTGCCGACCGTTGCGGGAAGCCCCGTGATCGAAAGGCCAGTCCAAGTGTTCAGCGCGAAGTCGTAAACCTTGAAGGCGTTCGCCGCGAGCGTTCCTGCGCAGAGGACGAAGTAGCGCGGGGTGATCAGGCGATAGGTGCTCGACGCCGTGATCGTGGCCGAGAAGGGAGCCGTGACGGTAATGACGCCGTTCGCCCCCACTGTGTTGTAAGCGATGGTGCGGAAGTCGCCAGCGCCGGGGCCACCTGTGATCTCGATCTGATACCCGGCAAGGGAGCGAGCAAGCGTCAGGTTTGTGGTCAGCGTCGTCGTGCTGCCCGCCGTCGCCGTGCCGCTCGGGCCGATGGCGGTCGAGGTGCCGCAAGCGCCAGCGCCGAACGTGCCAGCCAGCGCACCAGACGGAATCTGGATATATGCGTCCTCAAACGGGTAGTAGAGATAATGGACCGTGGCGCTCAACATCAGAAGCTGGCGCTGCTGGGAAAGCCGGGCCGAGACGACAAACGCCCCCGCCGCCGTCACCGCAGGGGTGGGGGACGTCAGAACCGTCCACCGTTTAAGGTCGAGGATTTTGCGATTGAAATTTGCGACAGCCATTAGGAAATCACCACGTTTTGCCGAAGGCAGAATTCGTTCATCTGGGTCTGGGCGATGATCTGCTGGTTCGCAGCATACCCGCCGACCTGCGCCATGTTCGTAAGCGTCGTGACCGCGTGCGACGCGACGACTTCCGCCGTCACCCTTAGTCTACCGGCTGCATCAGGAGAGAGATTCCCGACACTATCCGCAACGTCGGCAAGGCGAATACACACTTCTTGGAGAAGCGCGGATAGCGCGTCGAGCGTGGTCTCGGTCGCCGCGCCGGCCGGGAGAGGTAGCCCGGTGGCAGAAATGGGGATGGCGTTCCCGGCATCATTCGTGATCTCAATCGCGCTGGCAATCGTGACCGGAATGCTGCCCTGAATTGCAACCGGGACCGGGTTCGCGGTGTCGATCTCGACCCCGTTCTTGTCCGTGAGCAGCACAGACCCGACAAAACCGGACGCCGTGGATTTACCGGCGATCTGGTCCGTTCCTGCGCCGACGTTGGCTTTTGCGACGAAACTGTCCATCAGCCGATCCTCACGCCGATCGGCTTGCCTGCGCCGTCTTTAACAATCGTCTTCGGGGCCTTGAGTGCCATTGTTGCCTCGTCTGCTTTCTGCGCCAGTAGGGCCTGCGTCTGCGCTACCTGCTGGAGCGCCTGCACGATCATCTGGCTTTGCTGCTCGATAGCCGCGCTGATCTGCTGCTGGCTCTGCATGATCTGCGCGACAAGTTCCATCATCGCTTCTTCCGGCTCGACAGGATCAGGAACACCCATCTTCTGCCGGACAAGCCGATCCATTTCGTCATCGGGGAGATCGGGCGGGAACTCCATCATCTGCCCGTCAGGGAGCCGCGCGATCTTCATGCTGCGATCCTCTTACCCTTGGCGCCATAGCTGACAACCGAAGCGCCCGTTGCCGGATCGCCCTTGTTGTCGCCGTAGGCCGCCGAAGACCCGGCCTGCGCGCCGTTGTCCTTCGGCCCGTTGTTCGCCCCTTGTCCGCCCTGCTGGTTCGGGTCTGTCGCGGGATCACCCGTTCCAACCTGCGTGTTGGCGTTCATCGCCATGATCGACGGTACGTCCGGGGCCATGGCCTCGGTCAAATCCATGCGATCGTCGAGACGACGAAGCGTCTCGCGCAGCAGGAACTCCGGCTTGATACCCGGCATCTGGATGATGAACGGCATCATCTTGTTCCAGTTCTCCAGCTCGACGGCGCGGTTCGGCTTGCCCGACGATCCGGCCTCGATCTCCAGAAACACTTCCTCCGCGATATCGGAGAGCGACATCTGCGGCCACACCGCGCCAGGCCCGACGACCCGCGTGACGTATTCCGGCGACATCTCGCGCAGCAGGATCTGTCCGACGGCCCGCGCGACGGTGCTGAGAAAGCCGTCGAGGTCATCGACAGACGAGCCGTCAGCCGAGGCTGAAGCGTTGGCCGCGATTGCGCTCTCTGTTGCGGTGCCGCCTGCCGTCGCGCCAAGCTGCGCTTCCTGCGTGCCGGCGACGAGCTGCATATCGGTGAAAAGTTGCCCGGTCTCGTAAAGGTTCGGATCGACGCCCGGAACCGGGACGCGCTGAAGAATGTCCTCGACCTTGGCCCCGGATGGCAGATTAAGCTCCAGCACCTCGAACGGTTGCGCGCTCGCGAGCTTGGCCACGTCTTCCTTGTCGAAGATGCCTTTGCCGGTCGCGAAATGGGGCCGGGCCGCCTTGCGGTGCTCGCGCATCCCCTGCCGGCTGTCGTTGTATTGCTCCTGCATGTCGCGCAGCAGCGCCACGTCGGACGGCGGGAACAGACTTTCCTCGCTCTCGACATCGTTGAAGGTCAGCGCGTAGAGCGGCCAGAAGTCCTCGACAAACACGTCCGGTGCCGCCGGTTCCCGCAGGAAGCCCTTGTAACCGTCCGCGAGCCAGTAAACGAGGCCCGATCGCTTGTCGTAGTGCTCCCATACGCAGACGAGATCACCTTCGCGCTCCGGCTTGAACTCGTTCTCGCCGTCGTCCATCTGGTTCGAGCCTGCTTCGGCAGCGATATCGTCTTTCCGATACCGCTCGTAGCCGTTCTTTTTGAGGTCGACGCCGAAAATTTCCTCGACGCTCTCGCAATCGTAGGTGTGCTCGATCGTCAGGTGGTTCGCGCCGATGAAGCCGACGAGCTTCTTGCACTGCTTGTCGGGAATGACGCGGGTCGACACCGGGTAATCGATGATCAGGCCTTCGCGGATCAGGACTTCCGGCTCGTTCGCAAGCGAGGTCAGTGAAAGTTCCAGCTCGGCGATCTCGGGATCGTCTTCCGTGATCTCGCCCTCTGTCACCTCATGCGCCAGGCGCTTCATGTGCTCCAGCCGCGTCCGTGCGTCGTAAAGCTTGGCTTCGGTCTCCGGGGAAGGGCCGGTCTCGCGCTGGAACCCGAGCTGGATGTAGCCGACGCCTGTCGTGCAGGTCCGGCGCACAAGCTGCTTCATGGCGGTCTTGAAATTGACAGGCTTCTGCTCCCGCAGCGCATGCGCAAACAGTATCTCCAGCGTCTTGCCGATCTTGTTGATCTCCTGGCGGCGCTGCATACCCTGCTGGTAGTCCTCGATCGTGGCCTGCGCCATCGCGAGGGCCTCGTTGAGTTCCGGTGGAATGCTCGCTTCCGCGCCGGCTGCGACGGCCTGCTGCGCCATCGACAGCGCCTGAATGGCGGTCTGCAACGACTGCGGGTTCTCGTCCCACACGGCGAAGTCCAGCGTCTCGCGGCGCTTGGCGACGGCCTTCGGGTTCTTGGCGTAAAGCGCCGCCGTCTTCATCTTGACATGTCGGCCAACGATGTTGGCCGTGTACATGTATTTCGATTTCTCTTTGTCGCGGCCGAGGCGCGCGAGGTGCATGTCTTCGCGCATCTGCTTGTAAGCCGGCCCGTGATGGCGCTTATCGGCCTTGATGCGCTGGATCAGCTTCTGGACGAGCGCAACAGACGACGGCGCGGCCTGCGCCTCGCCTTCCGCTCCAACGACGGCCTCCGGCTGCTCCACTCCTGACATGTCTTCGTCCATCAGAACCCTCCAGAGGCGCGGCGGCGAAGCGCGTCGCGCTCCGCATGTTTCTCGTGCTCGCGCACCCATGCCAGCGTGCCGAATGCCGGGGCTTTCTCAACCTTCCGCGGGCCAGAGGCCGCGAACTGATTTTGCAACCCAAGACCGATATACGCTAAAGCATCGACAAAATCATCATGGTTCCCGTTCGGGAAGGCCAACAATTCATTGACCGCTTTCTCGGTCCATGTCGAGACCCTCGGGAAAAAGACCTTGCCCATTGCTACGCGGGCCGCGATGGATTGCGCCCGCTGCTCCTTGTCGTCGGCAGGCGTTACCTCGACGACGTTGATGTAGCGCCCGGTCTCCTGCGCGCGTTTGTGCAGGAACGGCCCGATCGACTTTGAGATATGGCCGCGCTCGGCCCACCACTGGAGCGGCGCGGTCTTTCCCGTCGCCATCGTCAGCATGACCTCGACCTGTTCGTCGGCCGGCATGCGCTTCCACGCCGTCTCGATCAGATAGATGTTGCTGTCCTCGTCGATGCCGATCTTGATAAAGCACGAAGGGTCGTTCCGCTCTTTCGTGCCGACGGCGTGGTCGCTGGAGGCATAGTAGCGCAGGTTCGCCGGCAAGGTGTCGTAGTAGCGGATGTTCTCGCGCCGGAACAGAATACCATCGGCCACCGTCGGACGCTGCTGGAACAGCGCAGCGAAGCCGAGCGGGTCGATGCGTTGCTGCTGACGCAGGTATTCGGTGCCGTAGTTCTCCGGCCAGAGAGGCTCTCCGACAGGGCGCCCGAGCGGGTCGTCTTCTTCCGCGAGCGCCGGGAGGCGGATGATTTTCCAGCTCGCGGCCTCCTCGGCGGAGTAGTTCGGGTTCTCGGGGTCTGTCAGCCGGCCAATGATGTCGTCGGAGTGCCAGCGCGTCATGGTGATGACGACGAGCTTCTTCCCCATACGCCGGGTCATGGCGACTTTTGTGAACCAGTTCCACGCTTGATCGCGGATGGCCTGCGAACGGGCTTCCTCGTGATCCTTGAACAGATCATCAATCAGAAGGCAATTGTGGACTAGGACGCCGTTCGCGAAGAAGCACTCGGTTTCTTCCACCTGGATGTCATAGACAACGGCCTCTCGGCGTAAGTCTTCAACCGCTGCGACATAAGAGCTTCCGGATCGGAAAAATGAACTCGCCTGTGCTTCACGACCTCGCACGCCGGTCGGATACCGGCTTTCGCGCATCGCG